TGTTGTAGAAAAAAATCGTATTGCAGTCAAGATTGTTCCTGTCAATCCTAAGAACTTCTTGTTCGACCCTAATGGAACAAGCGTAGATGACTGTATGGGTGTTGCCATTGAGAAGTATGTTGGCATCCACAAGATCGTTGAAGGCATCGAAAAAGGCATCTATCGCAAGGTTGACATCACAACAACCTATGAAGATACAGATTTAGAGCCTACTCAAGAGTTAAGCCAGTATCGTGATGAAAAAGTGTTACTTTTGACATACTATGGCTTAGTTCCTAGAGAATATCTGACAAACAAAGATGATGAAGTTGCTGTGTTGTTTCCTGATGACTCAGTAGCAGAAGATTACACAGACATGGTTGAGGCAATTGTGGTGATTGCTAATGATGGGATGCTTCTCAAAGCAGAAGAAAACCCATACATGATGAAAGACCGCCCTGTCATTTCCTATCAAGACGATACAGTTCCTAATCGACTATTAGGTAGAGGTACTGTAGAGAAATCCTACAATATGCAGAAGGCTATTGATGCTCAAGTTCGTAGCCATTTGGATTCTTTAGCATTGACTACCTCTCCTATGATGGGTATGGATGCTTCTCGCCTACCAAGAGGTGCTAAGTTTGAGGTAAAGCCAGGCAAAGCCTTCATGGTCAATGGTAATCCCTCTGAGATTCTCTATCCATTCAAGTTTGGTGAGACAAGTCTGAACAACCTGAATACTGCCAAAGAGTTTGAGCGTATGCTCCTTCAGGCTACTGGTACTTTAGACTCTCAAGGTATGGTTTCTCAGGGTAATCGTGATGGCGCTGGCATGAGCATGGCAGTTGCTACGATTATCAAGAAATACAAGCGTACCTTAGTTAACTTCCAAGAAGACTTCTTGATTCCGTTTATTCAGAAGGCAGCATTCCGCTATATGCAGTTTGACCCTGAGAGATATCCTAGTGTGGACATGAGGTTTATTCCTACTGCTACGCTTGGTATTATTGCTCGTGAGTACGAACAACAACAGTTCATTGGTTTATTACAGACCCTTGGCCCGAATACACCTGTTCTGCCGTTAATATTGAAGGGCATCTTAAACAACTCTAGTTTGACTAACAGATTTGAGTTGATGAGTGCTTTGGATCAGATGAGTCAACCTGACCCACAAGCCCAAGAGATGCAACAAGTTCAACAACAGTTGGCTCTTCAAGCGGCACAGGCTCAGATTGCTGTCAATACGACACAAGCAGAGCAGAATCGTGCAGAGGCGGCTAAGTTAATGACTGAGGCTCAATTGATGCCACAAGAAGTACAGGCTAAAGTGATTGCTTCTACTACGAAGAATCTTCCACAAGGGAATGAGTCTAATGAGTTTGATAAACGAGTGAGAATTGCTGAGTTGATGCTCAAAGAAGCTGATATAAAGAACAAGAGTAAAATCGTTGAACTTCAAATGGCTGACAAACAAAAGAATTTACAGCAAATTGAAAACGACTTTCTTGACCAATTATCTGGAGCTTTGAAATGATTAACATTGATGCACTGAATGACGAAGAAAAACTGGCAGCTCTGGAGTCAATTCACAAGTCCATTGCAGAAAGCAAAGAGATTCAGCGAAAGAAGATTACTACAAATGTAGAAATGATTGTTAAGGCTCTCAAGAAGATTGAGGCTGACCTTAAACAAAGATATGACGAGACAGGACAGTTAATTGCCAACTTAAAGAGTGGTGAAGATGGTCGTGATGGTAAGGATGGCAAAGACGGAAAGAATGGTAAAGATGGTAGAGATGGCCCAATGGGGCCGAGAGGCTACGATGGAGTGCCTGGTCGCAATGGTCTAGACGGAACAGATGGTGTATCCGTTACTGATGCTCACATCGACTTTGATGGCAGTCTGATCATCTCTCTATCTTCTGGTCGAGTAATCAATGTTGGTGAAGTAGTAGCGGCAGATATTGCCGAGAAGATCAAAGTGATCACCAATGGTGGTGGAACAAGTCAGAGTGTATTAGATGCTATTGCTTCTTTACAGGCTCAGATAGATGCAATTGCCAGTGGTTTGGAATATCAAGGCACATGGAATGCTTCCACCAATGTACCGACATTAGCCTCTAGTGTTGGCACTGCTGGTTACTACTACATTGTTGCAACCGCAGGTTCTACTAATTTGAATGGTATTACTGATTGGCAAATAGGCGATTGGGCGGTATTCAACGGGACTATTTGGCAGAAGATTGACCAAAGTAACTTGGTGACTTCTGTTGCGGGTCGTACTGGTGCTATTGTTTTAACGACTGCTGATATTGGTGGTTTGGGTACGATTGCAACCCAAGCGGCAAACAACGTAACTATCACTGGTGGCAGTATCACTGGCATAACTGATTTGGCTATTGCTGATGGTGGTACGGGTGCATCTACTGCTAATGCGGCATTCAATGCTTTAGCGCCTAGCCAAACGGGTAATAGCGGTAAGTACCTAACAACTGATGGTACAGATACATCTTGGGCAACAAACCCATTGGGTACGGTAACTAGCGTTAGCGGTACAGGAACTGTTAACGGGTTAACTTTAACTGGAACAGTCACAAGTTCAGGCAGTTTGACACTTGGTGGGACATTGAGTGGCATCGCAAATTCTGCTCTGACTAATTCCTCAATTACGATCAATGGTTCAGCAACCAGTTTGGGTGGCTCAATCAATGTTGGCACAGTAACAAGTGTTGGGGCTACTGTTCCTTCGTTCTTGTCTATTGGTGGATCACCCGTAACAAGCAGTGGTACTTTAGCTATCACTCTGTCAGGAACTGCATTACCTACTACTTCTGGCGGTACAGGTTTAACATCCTTTACTGCTAATGGCGTGGTTTATGCTTCATCTACGAGTGCATTGGCTACTGGTTCAGCATTGACATACGATGGAAGCAAACTTGTTAACACTGGCTATAACAAAAGCACTTATCAAGTTTCAACTGATGCAGTCAGTACATTTGAATCAGTAGGTGGTGGATATTTAACCTACGATGGTGCTGGTGGTGCAAGTGTTTACTCTAGATCAAATGCTACTACAGAAAATGCTTTAACTTTTCGAGCTTCTGGCTTTTCGTTCCGCATTGGTGGGACTCAGGTTGCTTCTCTAGGCTCATCAAACTTTAGTTTATACAACAGTCAACTTTTATTTAATGGTGCAACCTCTGGTTATACGGGGTTTGCTGCTCCAGCAGTATCAAACTTTACTGTTTATACCCTCCCATCTTCTGATGGAACAAATGGTCAATCCTTGACAACAAATGGTAGCGGTACTTTGTCATGGGTAAGTGGCACAGGTGGTACTGTTACTTCTGTAGGCGGTACAGGAACAGTTAGTGGCTTAACCCTGACAGGAACAGTAACATCCTCTGGCAACTTAACTTTGGGTGGTGCGCTTGATTTATCTGCCTATAACGGGGCAGGTGCTTTTACTACTTTGAGTGCTTCTAGCACAGTAACCCTCTCTGGAGGTACTGCTAACGGAGTAGCGTATTTAAACGGCTCTAAGGTTGTTACAAGCGGTTCTGCGCTTACTTTTGATGGCTCAAGTTTGTCAAATACACGAGCGTCTGGGACTTTTGCTACTGGCTCTTTTATTACAAGTATTGGTAGCGTATCGGGCGTTTTTTCTGGTGATTCATCTCTTGGCGTAGTTTCAATTGGAAGCTACTCAAATCACCCTGTCGCTTTTTATCAAAACAACTCAGAAGCCATGCGCCTAACCAGCACAGGTCTGGGTATTGGTACAAGTAGTCCTGTTGGAAAGTTACAGGTATCTGGCGCTAACGATTCTAGAGTAGCACTAATTAATGGAGCGACAAAAGGCGTTCGTTTTAATATCGGTTCTTCTGGATCATCCATTGAAGGGGTTGACAATACTGGTACTGGGTCATTTCAGCCACTAACAGTTGGCGGATCAACTATAGCCTTTTCTATTTCTGGTAGTGATAAGGCACTTCTCGACTCCTCAGGCAATCTAGGCTTGGGAGTTACTCCTAGTGCTTGGGGAAGTATTTTTGCTGGTGGTGTATTTCAAGCAAAAAACGCATCGGTAATGGGATACTTAAATGCGGTTTATTTAGGTGCGAACTATTACGCAACAAATTCTTCTGATAATTACATTGCAACAGGATTTGCATCACGTTATCAACAAACAAGCGGTCAGCATCAATGGCTTATCGCCCCATCAGGCACAGCAGGAAACGCCATTACCTTTACTCAGGCAATGACTCTGGATGCTAGCGGTAACTTGGGTATTGGTACAACCTCTCCTAATCGCACTTTGGATGTGCGCGGCTTTATAAGTGCTTCTGATGGAACAACTAGAACAGAAATTGTGAACGGTAGCGGTGTTGGTTATTTTGGTACGGCAACCAATCACCCGCTTGCTTTCCAAACAAACAACACAGAACGTGCCCGTATAGACTCAAGCGGTAACTTGCTGGTGGGGGCTACTGCACCATATACAGCGGCGTTTACTGGCATCTCTGTTCAAGGCTTAACAAGTGGAACAGGTAATTTGTCTTTGGGTCTTAACAAGTCAGGAACTCCTCAAATTTTGAGTGGTGATGTTCTTGGCAACATCTATTTTTATGGTGTTGATAATGACATAACTGCTGGCAACAATAATATTGGCGCAAGAATTGCATCAATTGCAACGACAGATTGGACAACAGACGGCACAACGTCAAATGCCGCACTTGTTTTTTATACACATGGAACTACGTCTGGCGCACCAGAAGAACGTGCCCGTATAACATCAGGCGGTGACTTGCTGGTGGGGACTACTACTTTTGCAAGCGGTCAAAATGGTGTTTTACTCAGAGGTACTAGCGGTGGTGCAACTGATGAAGTTCTACAAGTTAGAACGTCTGGCACAGGGAGTAAATTTAATACAGCTTTTTACAACGATAACGGGCGTGTTGGTTCAATCGATACAAACGGTTCATCTACCTCCTTCTCTACTTCTTCAGACTACCGCTTAAAGCATGACATCGCCCCAATGACAGGCGCATTGGCAAAGGTAGCATTGCTTAAACCTTGCACTTACAAATGGAATGTTAATGGCTCTGATGGCGAAGGCTTCATTGCTCACGAGTTGGCTAAAGTTGTGCCTCAATGCGTAACTGGTGAAAAAGATGCTATTGACGCTGATGGAAAACCAAAGTACCAAGGCATTGATGTATCTTTCTTGGTAGCCACACTCACAGCCGCCATCCAAGAACAACAAGCAATCATTGAATCACTCAAGGCACGTTTAGATGCCGCTAATCTTTAACCTAAAGGAAAATCATGGCTATTTCTTATAACTGGTCAATCAATCAAATGGACAGACTTACCTCTGATGGTTTTGTCGTTACTGTTCATTACAATGTTTCCGCAACAGATGGTGACTATTCAGCATCTACTTATGGCACTTGTGGCTATACCCAAGAGAGTGAAACCTTTGTTCCTTATGACGACCTAACTCAAGCAGTGGTCGTTGGTTGGGTTCAAACATCTTTGGGTAAAGATACTGTAGAAGCCTCTTTGCAAAGCCAAATTGATGCACAGAAGAATCCTGTTCAACAGTCTGGTCTGCCTTGGTAAAACGAGAAGCCATCACTCGATCTTGATGGCACATTAAAGGAAAATCATGGCAAACACGAAAACGCCTGTGACTATCGATGGAATTGAATATCAATTTGAGCAAATGACACAAGAGCAACAAACTCTAGTCAACCATGTGGCAGATTTAGACCGAAAACTAGGTTCTGCTAGGTTTTCTATTGACCAATTGCAGGTAGGCAGGGACGCCTTCTTTAAGATGCTTAAAGAATCCCTAGAAGTAGTTACTGATGTAGAGCCAAAATGAGTCCAGAACTTGAAAAGTACTACTCCGATCGCTTTGATATGTTTTCACAGCAGGGGTGGATAGATTTAATGCAAGATGTAGACAAAATGCTTGAATCTATGAATAATGTCTCTACCATTTCTGACGAAAAAAGTCTACAATTTCGCAAAGGTGAGATTTCTATGCTAGTTTGGCTACAAACCCTGAAATGGGTTAGTGAAAGAGCATACGAGGACTTAAATGAGAAGAATGTTTGAATTTGCTTGCGAATGCGGGCAGCGCACTGAGGCTCTGGTGATTTATGAGGTCTCCAGTATTCAGTGTGGATGCGGTGGGGTAGCCCATCGTATCGTAAGCGCACCTAACTTTAACTTAGAAGGTTGGTCTGGTCACTTCCCGTCCTCTTATGGGCGGTTTGAGGCTAAACACATTGATAAGTTAAAGGCAGAGCGCAAAGCCAACTCATAAGCGTAAAGCCGAGTTGATTATCCTACAACCATTTTGGCAGGAACAAAAATATGCTGATTGATGATGAAAAAGAGCCGCTAGGCGAACTCGAAGTAGAAGAGTCTAAAACTGAACTTCCTGAGAAATACAGGGCAAAAAGTCTAGAAGAGATAGTACGGATGCACCAAGAGGCTGAAAAGCTCATTGGTAAGCAAGCCCAAGAGGTTGGCGAAGTCCGTAAATTGGCTGATGAGTTGCTCAAGCAGAACCTCGGATCAAAACAACAGCAAGTTGAGGAAGAACCTGAAGTTGATTTTTTTGAGAACCCTCAGAAAGCAGTTCAGAATACGATTGATAGACATCCTGATGTACTTGCGGCTAGACAAGCTGGTCAAGAGTTCAAAAGGATGCAGATTCAGCAGAAGTTAGCGCAGGATCACCCTGATTACTCCCAAGTAGTCAATGATTCCGAGTTCCAAAATTGGGTGAAATCTTCACCTGTACGCTTGGGACTTTATGCAAAGGCTGATGGTGACTTTGACTATGATTCGGCTAATGAATTGTTGTCTACCTTTAAACAATTGCGTGGTATTAAAGCTAAAGAGTCTGAACAAGCGGGTAACGCACAGAGGACAAAGAGCATGAAAGCCGCACAAGTTGATGTAGGTGGCTCTGGAGAGAGTTCAAAGAGAGTCTATCGAAGGAGTGACCTCATTCGTCTCAAGATGACTGACCCACAGAGATATGAAACCTTGAGTGATGAAATCATGCAAGCGTACTCTGAAGGTCGTGTTCGATAATTTAACTTAGGAAATTTAATCATGGCTAATACCGCATTTTCCCCAACAAATAGTGTAACCACTACCTCCGCAGCCGCATTTATTCCAGAGATTTGGAGTGATGAAATTGTTGCCGCCTATAAAAAGAACCTCGTTTTGGCCAATTTGGTCAAGAAGATGTCTTTCAAAGGCAAAAAGGGTGACACTGTTAACATTCCTAGCCCTGCTCGTGGTTCTGCCTCTTTGAAGGCCGCTACTGATGCTGTGACTTTGATCGCTAACAGCGAAACCAACATTCAAGTGTTGATCAACCAACACTATGAGTACTCACGCTTGATCGAAGACATCGTTGAAGTGCAAGCCCTGACATCACTGCGTTCTTTCTACACAGAAGACGCTGGTTATGCTTTGGCTCGTCGTATCGACACCGATCTGGTTCGTTTGGGTCGTGCTTTCAATGGCGCTACAGTTGGTACTGATGACTATGCTACTAGCAACACTACTACCAAAGCCTTTGTTGGTTCTGATGGTACTACTGCTTACAACAGCACATCTTCTAACGCTGCCGCTTTGACTGATGCTGCTATTCGTCGCACCATTCAGCGTTTGGACGACAACGACATTCCTATGGATGGTCGTTTCTTCCTGATCCCACCTTCAAGCCGTAACACGCTGATGGGTTTGGCTCGTTACACTGAGCAAGCATTTGTCGGCAATGGCGATGCAATCCGCAATGGTGAAATTGGTCAGCTCTACGGAATGGCTGTTTTCGCTACCTCTAATGCTGATACTGGCGCTGGTAACTCTGGTGCTGATCGTATCTGCTTGATGGGTCATCGTGATGCGATGGTGTTGGTTGAGCAGTTGGGCATCCGTTCACAGACTCAGTACAAGCAAGAGTACCTTGGTACATTGTTTACTGCTGACACTCTGTATGGCGTGAAGGCTCTGCGTACAAGCGCTACAAGCTCTGCTTCTAACGCTTCAGCCGCCTTTGCTTTGGCAGTTCCAGCCTAATTGCAGTTGCGCCCCTCATCCTAGTGGTGGGGGGACTTTTTTAACTTAATTAGGAGAATTATTATGGCAACCGCATCAGCAGTAACAGTAAGGCGTGGTAACGACCAGTTCCGTGGACTTTTCAGCGATACATGGGTAGTTCGTGCTACCTTGGACGCTGGTTCATTAGTCGATGGCGCTGGCGA